CCACCACTTGCCATGGCTTCAAGTGAATTTTTGTTAATTGTTGCCATTTGTGTAGACCCTGCAAATGCGCCAATCAATCTTTCAAATGTTGCAATACCCTCTTGTGCAATTTTCATTCCTACTTGAACATTTTGTACCGTATTAGCAACATCATCTAACCACGATTCTCCACCACCATAGGTTTGGCTCATAAAATCTATCAATGCAGTCAATCTTCTAAGTCCTTGATTTATATATGGGCCAATCAATGTATCAGCTATTATAACATCCATTTGATATACTTTAGGCTGCACAACAACATTGTCCATTATAACTTCAAGATTATTTTTATATGCAGGATGAGCATTAACATTTGCAGCGACACCTTGTCCGGTAAACACACCTGTATTCTCATCAGTCTTTGGTGCTTCATAAACTATAACTCTTTTCTCTGAACCTTGCGCTGCAATACTTTCATTTATTTCGAGTATGTGTATAAATGAAATAGGAGTAGTAGCAAAATTAGGATTAAACTCCCAATACTTATCATAGAAACAAGTCATATTTGTCCAATATTCTATTTCAGCTTGCGCCACTTTAATAGCTGTAGGCAGGAGTAAAGTTTTCCCTCTACCCGGTATAGTTATCCCGCCCGGACTTGTCAAACGGTTAATCGTTTGTTTACCAATACCACCTATGTCATCTAATCTATTTCGCAAATCTGTTGGCATAAATTTACCTTTTATTTTTGTGGTATATTCTGCATAGATATATAAGCTCTTTGCATCACTGTACCATCCCCAAATAATATTTTATCTCTTACGGTACTTATAGGTTTACCGTTTACCTCACCTTTTAATGTTATTTCTAAAATATAAGGCTCTAATTCTTTTTCTGTTGGTTTAATATAATACGGTGGAGCTTGTCCGGGAGAATGATAAAACATACCTCTATTATCCCCTCGCCACATATTTGTTGCTGCAAGTATAACATCTCGTTCTTCTTTTTTTTGTAATTTTATTCTATCCTCTTTAACCTTTTCTTCTTCATATTTTTCTTTTAGTTTCATTCCTTCTTCTGCGGATACTCTTGTGATAGGTGACGTAAATTGTCCTATTATTCCTGTTGGATTAGTTAATGGATTAAATCTTACAAAATCATCCTGCGCTCCCCATTCTGCTGTTGAAAGCACACCCGGATTAAACACAGAGTTCCAATGATACATAGGAAGCTCGCTGCTCTTTTTAATTTTTGCCATTAAATCTGGATTTAATCCTATACCGCTTATTTCATTAAAATCTTCAAAACCTAATTTATTATCAACAGGTTTTTTAGCTCCTATATTATATAAATCTTTATTACTTGAACTGCGAACATATTCAAAAATTTTTTGCACACTTGGTTCTGCTAAATAGTGTCCTTCATCTAAAGCCTCTTGCATTGCGGGTTTTACTTTTTCGTCATAATATTTTATTCCTTTTACTCCTGTAAACGCACGTGCAAAATCTTCACTGTCCACATTTTTTAAAAATGCTCTACTTTTTTCACTGCCTAAACCTGCTTTAAAATCTAAACTATAATCACCCTTTTCAGCAATATATTCTAATTCGGTACGAATCTCTTTTGCAATTGCTGCTTTTTTAGTAGGGTCTTTTTCTTTTATATTTCTATTGATTACATTATCAATATCTTTATCTATTTGATGTCTGGATGTTTCTCCCAATTCAAATGCTCTGGATGATTCTTCTGCTTCTCTTTCAGCAATTTGCTTATACAACATATCATTACCGGTTAATTTAGCAACACCTCTGGCAATTGAAAACAATATATTTTTTATTAAATCAATATTACTAAGCATCTTCATATAAAAAGCATCTTTAAGTAAATTAACATCTCCTTGTATTTTTTCCGCTTGTTGCGCACGTGCTTTAAAACCACCTTTAGAATACGTTCCCCACAATGTACCTTGTGTAGCTCCCATCTCCAATTCATTAGCTATATTATATTTAGGATTTATTAACGATGCTAACCCAGCAGAAAGAAATTCTTTATCACCTATCTTACCTTCCTTTTCAGCTATACGAATAAAAGCATCCAATGCAGCAGCGATGTCATTAAAACCTGCTTTAGTTAAAGTGTTTATATCATCTCTTAATTGCATTGACCTTTCTTTTTGATTCATACCTGCATAATGTGCAGCAAAACCACCTACCATCATATTCGTAGATTGTTCAACATCACCTCTGCCTAATGCTTGTTTTAATACAGGTCTTATTACTTCACCAATTCTACCACGAATTGCAGGTGTATCTAATTGTCCAAGCGCACTGTCCAAATCTGTAACATTGGCAGTCTTAGTTGCCATTTGTTGAAATGCTTTAGAAAAAATAAATTCATCTTGCTCTGTAGTTTGAGCATACTTTAATCCAACTTTTCGATACTCATTTAATCGTTCACTATCTATACCTGTAATAGCAGCTTCTTTTATAACTTTACCCAATGTTGCACTAATTGTTTTTAATATGCCGTACATACCAGTAACAACATTTTTAATACCTGTTACCAATGTTACAATTACAGAATATAAAGCTAACACACCTTTGGCAAAGGCAGCCTTCTTACTTATTGCTCCTTTAGTTCCACCGCCACCACCTTTACCAGTAGTACCACCGCTCTCTTCTTCCTCTTCGTCTTCTTTAAAAGTTCCTTTAATAGCTTTATTTAATGATGATTTGGTACTACGTAAACGTATATTTTCAATCATATCCTCTGTAGCTTGTCCTGTTTGTAAATCCAATCTATTATTTTCTGTTTTTAACGCACCTGCTATTCTTCGTTTATCTGGTAAATATTTTCCTGTACTGGTTGAGTAAACAGGATAGCCTGTATCCCATCCTGTTTCACTTTTACTGATAATTTCACTTATTTGTTTTCTTTGTTGTTTGTTAAAAGTTCCTGTAAGGATTCCTTGTTTACTTACAGAAAAATTTGTTATGCCTTGCGCTTTTAAAAACCCTCGTATGTCGTCTTCTGTCGCAGGGTCAACAACATTTTTTTTGTATGCGTGCATTGTAGCAGCAGGTTGAAAAGCATTATTCGCATTATTTACAACAGCACCCGCAAGCACTTTTGGGTGCATCCCTGTAAGTTTACCAAGATGCGCAAGTTTTCTTTCTAAAAATGAATCTAATGAACTTTGTGCTGCTTGGGCAAGTTTAGCAGGGTCGCTTCCCGGTATATTTTCAACAGTATGTGAACCTTTAAGAATACCACTTTTCACATCTGGTTTTTGTCTTTCAACACCTTTTACAACTTCATCCATAATTTTTCCCATTTTTGTAAGAATCATAGATGCTATTTTTTCTTTTACCTCATCAGTTAGAATATTACGAACTTCTTCACTTTGGGCAAAATCTGTAGCTCTATTAACCGAAGCATTTACTTCTACACCCGGAACATATTTTGGTTTATTGTTGCCCATCCTTTTCTCCTACTTGTGAAAGACTTGCTGCGTATTGTTCAACAAGTGCATCTACAGTTTTAAGCGTTGCAAATTCAACAAGTTCTTTATAACTTTTAGGTTTATTCTTAAATGCTTCATAAAAAGCATAGCACATAAACAATAAAACATTATCAAATTTTTCATCTAATAAATGCTTTTTAAAATTTGTAATTAAATTCAAGTCTTCAAATTTTTTTTCTTCTTTTTCGGATTTTCTTCTGCCTTTACTTCTACTAACTTTTGTAGCAAAGGCAGCGGATACTTTTTTTCTTCCCTCGCCACCATGTAATCAATGAGCCAATTTATTATAATCGGATACTCATTCAAATCAGGGATTTGCGCTAAATTTTGTTCCTTGTCTACAACTTGAAATTCAGTAAATAATATTGGTTCGCTGCCATCATAAGGTTTAAGTAATACTTGTACAGGTTTACCTTCCAACATTGAAAGCACTGTAACATACGCAGTTTCATAATCCTCTGTCGTATAAAGTAAACGACATCTATCAAATAGGTCTATATCATTTACTCCTTCCGGGAAATTAAAGATTACCCTATGTAGTCTTATTTCTTCCCGAATTAAATTATGTTCCTCTTGTTGTTCTAAAATAGATGAATCAACCATAAAAGAACGTGGTTTAGAAATACCTGTTGTTTCTTCGCTAAAAATTTTCTCCTCGCTCATAATATTCTCCTTGAAAAACACTTTAAAAATATTAAAATTTTTAGTCAAGCATAAAAACAAACCTCACCATAAAGGTGAGGTTTGCCAAATCCGAAGGAGAATTTTTAATGAGTCTAATAGCCTGTCGGCTAAATTTCTTATTAACTTGGTGGTATAATAACCTCTGAATCTCGTATATTATTATACCCATCCAATGCAGTTGTAACCATGGCATTGTCCATAGGTGAATCTTCTGTTGGCCAATCTGGTACTTCTGCAAAATCATCATGCTTAGTAGCCTTATTGCCTTTGTTGTCCACCTTACCAACACCATGACTGTAATCATATTCAAAACCTGTTGTATCAGTTTGACCTTCAATATCTGTTGCAACTTCTGCGGTATTAACTTTAAATATATCGTAGAAGCCTGCAATACCACGCTGATTACCAACAGCCCAAATATACTTCTTAACTGCTTCTGCTTTACCAATTCCATCAAACCATCCTGCATAAGATAGCTGTACAGAATAAGGAATAACCGCATTACCGGCAACCCTTTCGTGTGGTACGTTCTTCGCAAAAACACCGTAGTAAACTCGAACTCTTGGTGTTCCGTTAAAACTTCTTACAACCGTAAATGTCCCACCAAGGTCATCACCGGTTGATAAAACAAGATGTAATGCTGTAATAAAGTCACCTCTACCAACAAAACCACCTTGCTCCAATACTTGCAGAGACAACGTACCTGCAAGTAGTGTATTGGTAATATGAATTACAGAACCATCAACCAATACTTCTTGATATGCGCTGTCCATTGCAGGTTGCGCATCTAAAAATGTTTCATTAAGTTTACAAGCTCTTGAAACATCTATCTCATCAATCCTTGTCGTGCTATTGACATGTCCCGCTAAAAAAGGGTGTCGATAGAACATTCCTATCCCACCTGCTTTTATAGCCGTTGACTTAGGATGGACTCCCCATCTGTTTGGGCCGTATGGCATAATTTCACCCCCTTTTAAAGTTCGACAATGCCACCGCTGACAGTGACCTTATCTAAATCATCTATATAAGTAGCTGTCCATGCACTTGCAGCTTCAAGTGCAGTCAATCCTACTTTCGCTTGTGCGAATGATGGGAATGTTAAAGCAATCCCAACTATTCTACCTGTTGCCATAAACCTGCTTAGATTATTAAATACAATAGATTGTATTCTACCGTATGCTTCTTCATCTCTAAGAACAGGATTAGTAAGTGTTCCTCTATCAGTTATCATATTAGCACAATCCATTGCACTGTGATAATCAACCCATTTGGAAATCATTTTGGCGTTAAGAGATTTTCCATCAAGTGTCCTTGCTGTTGTCAATCTGCAATTTTCAAGTGAGTTATCACTAATAGTTTGCAAATAAGCAACATTTTTAGGCTGTAACACGTTCTTTACACCTGACTTATTAACCATAGTTTGTTCTTCATTAAAACCATAACCTGTATCATTTTGATTAACAGCCATGTTTAATGGAGAAGGCCAACCAAACGGTTTAATATTATCACCAAGTAATCTGATGTTATGCACTTTATTTCCTATGAATTGCCCGCTTGCATTTCTAAGTCTAAACCATTCAGCCAAAACTTCTGATAAAATATTTGTTGCAGGAGTTGATATTGATGGGTCAGCAGGTCTTTCACTATGTGCTGCTAAAAAAGTTTCATCAGCCTGTAGTAATTTTAATGCACCCCAAAAAAACTTGGTTCTGGTTTCCGCATCAACAAGCAGGGATGGTATTCCTACCATTTCTTCTGCAATACTTGCGCTTCTAATTTTACACTTATTCGGGTCTGTTGGAACAAGACTCGGTAAAGCTGTCGGATTAAGCAAATCCGGTACAGGTGGAATATTTGGAAAATATCCCTCATCACCAAGTGACACACGAACCAACAACCAATGCTGTGACAACGAAGGATTATTTTTACATAAAAAAGCCAACGCTAAATTTAAGTCAAAATAATTTGATTCCACAGTTGTTGCCGGGCCGGGTAATTCACCCGGAGTAAAATTAGCACCTGTAATAGTTGCTGTAATAGCAACATTTACATTTGGATTCGGTGTGGTTATCAACCCTGAAATTGTAGTCCAATCAGAAGGAAAACCTACCGAAGCCACATCTGTTGCTACTGTTGCTACTGCAAGCAGATTTGGTGAAGTTCCACCATTAGGAATATTGATTGGCGCAGCAATAGTTAAAACATACGCATAACCTGAAACGCTATCAGGAATAGCATATTTACCTGCATTAAGAATTATCGGCTGCGGTATTCCTGCTGCTTGCCCTTGAAATGAAACATTTGCTAAAACTGCTGTTACATTTGTCCAAGTCCAAGCTGCAATTGGTGCTGCTGCTGTTGTTACCATTGTCCATTCTTTTACGCTATCAAGAGTGCTTATTGCAGGAATAACTCCTCTGGCAGGGTCAAGATAAGACGATGAGTCTGAAACAGTTTGCAGCGTTAAAGAACCACCCGGAGCGATTGTTCTTCCGGGAGCAGGAACAGTAAAATTAAATACATACTTGTTAGAGGCTGTATCAGTCCAAGAACCTTGATAAGTTCCCGCTGCAATTGTTACCTCTGCCGAATCAGTATTTGTTAATAACACTGTGCCGTTTGATTCTCGTCTTACTGTGACTGTATTATTAGTCAAAGTAAAAACTTGTTTACCAAGTTTACCGATTGATGGGACATTCTCTGTAGCCTCACCATTCATGTTTTCGTCATACATCATTTTTAAATAACTGATAAAGTACAGCTTTTCAAATGCTGTTGACAGCGGGGCATGTTCAACTGTTTGGGCTGACCATGACCAATAATCTACACCGTCATCTTCATTGTAAAAAACTATAACGTAGATTACTAAATCCACATTAGAGTCATTACGATAGATGGGTTGTAGTTGTGTTAGCAAACCACCCTGCATTACATCTTTGTAATTTTGTACATCACAAGAGAATACAAGCGGTTTCGTATTAGTCAGCATAGGTGCTACTTGAGCGTACTGTTTGATAACTGACGGCGCAAGATTTGATGGCACATACACTGAAATAGAATTAAACGGTTCATTGCTAACCGTTTCTATTACATCAACTGCGGAACGAAATATCATATTTTGTTCCGCAAATGAGCCGATATAATTAGCGTTCATTTTTTAACCCCCTATATTATAGGCTATAAGGCTACTCGCCGTCAGCCTCTGAATCTATTTTTTCTAAGACAGCAAAAAGTGTTTCAACATCACTCTTCTCACTCATCAATCCTGCTGCTATTCCTATGTACATCAGTCTCTTTGCAGCTTCGCCCACCGGTATTCTATAATCTAATATTTCTGTGTATTGCAATAACAAAGAAACATTAAATGCTAAAGTCGTATTACCAACACCAAAGTAATCTATATTTACAGGTATAATCGGAAATACATAAGGCAGCATTTGTGCATTGCAGTAATAATGCCATATTGCATTACCACTTTCTCTACCGCATAAATGGTGAAGACTCTTGGCCCAACTTTCTGCTCTTGTACCTAAAAATCTAACTGTTACACGTGCTACCTTAGTTGTTCTGTTTAACCCATTATCATTTCCATCTTGTGTTAATCTATCATCATTGTCAATCCAAAATTGAATCCATGTATCTTGCGTACCCGGTTCTATAGGCTGCTTAAAATTATGCTGCATGGGTAACACAAAGCCTCTGGCTTCTTCAAGTTCCTCTTTAGTCATTTCAGCGTGTTTAAAGAAAAATGCCACAATAGCTTCTTTTATCGAAGCAAACGTAACACCGCTTATTCTAAGGTCTAAGCCTGCCATCCTCTATCCTGCCCATACGTACTTGAATAAAAAAAGTTTACCATTCCTGACTGTTCTCCACCTGCTAATATTACTACAAACGTCACTTGATTTATTAACCAACCTGTTGCATAACCCGGAACATCTGTTGGAATACCAAGTCTTTCTCGTATTGCATTAGTTGCATCACTTAACTCCCAATTTATCTCCGGTAATCTACTGCGCATTTGATTTATTAAATCTTGTTTTATTTCTCTCTCAAAAGTATTTAATTTATCTTTAACAGTTTTAACCTGTCTCTTTTGAAAATTATACTGCTTGTTCCATAAATCAACAGGTCGCTTGCCTTCATTATCCGCTTCCATCATTCCTATATATTCATTTTCAATATTTATATCAATCTCATCTAATGCACTCCAAAGTTCCAAGTAAGCAGGACTCATATAGAAGTCCCCGGATTGAAGGTAATCATCTATAAAATAATTACCACCGTTAAACTTGGTGCAAAGAAATTCATATAAATATCTTGCCGACCAATTTTTTGCACCGTATCCTGTATCACCCCTCATCGCATTTGAAAAAGAATACATAATCTCAAAATCTTTCGCATCAATTTTTTTCATTTCACGCATTGTTTTTATGCGTTCAAAAAAATCTACTCCCTTATAATCCTTTCGCTGATAAACTCCAACGCCACCTGATTTTTCAGATAGTCCTAATCCAATAGCTGTTTCATTAGTTGTTTCTGTAATCAACTCAAATTCACCGGTCTTTAATCGTGCATAGGCTTCCGAGTCTTCACCCAAAAAATGATTTATACTCCGTTGATAATTAAGTTTTTTCATCCACCGTAATCCGCTACAACATTTTTACTTACTTGTTTATTTTCAACTTGTTTATCTGTCAGTCCCTGTACTAATTGTACTCCATAAGCACCAAAGCCACCTTCTCTTGCAAAAGTAGCATCATCCACAATTTGCATTATTTCTCCGCTATCTTCAAAATAAGTTCCCTGTTCAACCTGTCCTTGTGGAATAAATTCAAAACAATAAAATTTTCCTGCTTCATTTGTAACTCTGGATTCTCCCTGTATTTTCATCTTGGATTGCCCTTCACGTATAAAAACACCGTTAATGTTAAACAATGGTACACGTGGTTCATATCCGCCACCAACTTTTGGTCTCATGGAAAACATTGTGTACACCTGAATCAATTCAGGAAACATTGCAAGGACATCACCATATATGGACATACATTAAAATTTGGGATTCCATCCCTCTCCTTTTTTCTTATTCTTATTTTGTGGCAAATTTTTATCAGTTGCCAAAACAGGTTTAGGCATTACTTTTTGTGAAACATTTTCCATCTCAACAGCAACACCGTTCACAAATCTCATTTGCTTTGTATAAAATTTAACTTTGCCTTCGGCAACATATTTGTCCAATGCCCTTTTAGCAAGCGCAGGCAAAGGATAGCAAATTGACGGTCTATAAATTACACCATCAATTCTTAAATCAACACTGGTGCTAAACCATAATCTTTCTTTTTCCATTACAAATCTCCATCACTAATATTATTTGGGCTAAGTATTTGCCCTTCTGCTCCTTTTGCTATTAACCTTAAAAACCAACCCATTTCAGTTTCTCTGCCAATTATATTTGGCGGATTACCTCTGTACCTAAGTCGTACTACTGCGTTCTTTATCATTCCATGAGCTTTTACACCAAAAGCATTAGAAAGTAACATCATTAAAGGGTCATCACCATTTAATACTTTTGTATTAAATCCTATTGTTATAGGGCCGATTTTCTTTTGTGATATAGGCAGTCCTGCACTTGTCATTATACCTCTTGAAAATTCAGGATACAGGTCAGCAATATACCAACAAATAAGCAGCCTGTAACAAAGCTGCGTCTTGTCAAAATAGGCCTGTGGCTCATGGTTTGACCATAAATCCATAACACCGAGAAACATTGTATAAACAGACTCTATGGCTTCTTGTATAACGCCATTTCCAGTCTTTTCCTTACCCTTATCAGCAAACGCAGGAAAAGACTGCAAATGGTGTCTGCGCCAATCCTCAACAGTAATTGGCGCAGGATAACCATTAACGAAGAACGCTCCATCTCCTATTTGAACAAAGTCAATTTTGCGTTCCGTAAACATTTATTTGCCTGCTTTTAGAGCTTCAATTTTTGCTATATAAGCAGTTAAATCTTCTCCGCCTTTTTTGGCTGCTTCAAGAAGTTCCACATAAGCTCCATTCCAAGACTTAATTTCTTCATCAAGTCCTTTGTTAGCTTCTGTAAGAGTTTCTTCACCGTCTTTCATAGCTTTTTCAAGCTCGGTAATTCTCTCTTTGTACTTCTTAACATCGCCCTTTTCAAGTTCAACAATTTGCGCTTTGAGGTCTGCATTTTCTCTTGCGAGTCCGGCAGCTATCTCTTGCGGAGATTGTGCACTTATAGGCAATTTTTCATGCACGACAAGTTTTTTACTTTTGACGTGCTGTTTAAAAATGTAACTTTCTTTTTCCAACAACTGTAAATCAGCTTTAGTAACAGGCGTGTACCCTGTTGAAGCCAATGTGCCTTGTATCGTATCAATTTTCTTTCTTGGAAAATTAAATACTTTTATGACTTCTTGGTCATCAACTGTTACCTTAACCTTACAACGGATAAGCAAGTCACTTACATTTTGTACGTATCTCATATTATCACTCATAATTATCCCCCTTCCTACGGTGCTACATAGCCCGGATTAGTTCCGAAACCATCTATACGCCATACAGATGCCTCTACAGGAACAAGCAGAGAACCTATTCTTGATAGGTTAGTACGTACTGTTCCATCTCTGTAACCCGGAGCGGAAGGCAGTATCATATTATCTACCAAGACAGGAGCTATAATAACATCCTGTAGATTATCTGGTTCAAGTGCCGATGTCCAAGATGGGAATGTTATAAACATTACATCTGTCGAATTTGGATTACCCGGAGTATTAGGCATCAACATTGGGTCTGGCATCATCTCGAATCTCCATGCCCTATCTAACATACCTGTTGACATTGTACCAATTATCTTGTTATCAAATTCAAAAGCATTGCTTATGAAGGATAACGGAGATTTTTGTACAAAAGCATCAGATGTGAGAACGAACTTTAATACCTTATATACTGTCGGAGAAACAGCAACCTTAACAGATGAAGGCATAAAGTTCAATAACTCCATGATGTCACCGATTAGATGAGTAAACTGTTTTACCACCTGCGCACCTGTTGTATAAGGTACAGCCGGTGTTCCGCTTATATCATTATCCCAATACCAAGACATTGGTCTTTCTGTTGGGTTAGCACCCCAAGTTCTAATAGTATCGTAACCACGAAGTGCATCACGTTCTGCAATTTGTGTAAGACCATCGAAAATCTCACTACCAAAGTAGTAAAGGTTGTTTCGTAAAGTCCTCAACATCAAGTTGGCATACGCATCACGTTTACCTATTAGTTGTCCACCAAGCCAGTTCCCCGGTTGATTTGTTATACGAAGCTCATTAGGAGTAGGTGATTCATAGTCAATAACAATGTTAATGACTTGTGAAATCATCGTATGGCTTCGATTCTTAGCTGCTACAGATGTATTGAACTCACCTGTACCGGAAGCAACGCTTGATACTCTGGCTTGTCCTTCAAAAGTGGTTGTAAATATCTGAACTAAGTCAGCCCACATATTCGGCACACCTTGCGGATTTACCATTTGTTCTGCGTAACCTCTAAGAAAAGGCTGTACAAATAATTTCTGTATAACAGAGATATTCCAATACGGAGTTGTTAAACCAAGAAGCGGTTGTGGTAAAGCATCCTTTACAGCAGCATGAACTCTTGATACAACAAACCTGTTTGATTTACTATCATACCAACCCACTTTTTGCAGACTGTCCTTCACTTGCTTTTGGGCAGCATCCTTTGCTACACCTTTTTTAATCAGCGCATCAACTGTAGCTACTGCCATTTTTTGCAAGGTTTCATCAATTTTTTTCTCCATAGTCGGTGTCATTATGCTGCCATAAGCACCATCTCCACCAACTGATGGGTCAATTATTTCTTCACTAATCATTTTGTCCATTGTACCGCAGTACAAAGCAGATGCCATGACTGATGGTGTACCATGAATCTTGTGCATACCGGCTTCTGTACTTTCGCCAATAGATACTGCTTTTACAGAACCATTTTCAAATGACTGTGCGAAATGCCCATAAAGAATTTCTTCCGCTCTTTTTCTAAAACCATCAAAGGTCTTAGTAGAGTTTATTTTAACTTCTCTTTCCATCATTAACCCCCTTTAGACCCCATATACATATTGACCTTGCAGGTCAAAGCCAATCATATCATTTTCAGGTTCAAATACAAGTGCTGCTGCAACCCCTACAAAACCTGCACCAACTGCTGCTGCTGTCAATGTCGGGCCACCTACAACTACTTTCGGAAATCCTGTAGCAATTGAAAAACAAAGATATAGGTTTGAACCCGGTACTGTAGCTGCTGCTAAAGCTGCCATCCAATCAGGAAAACCATCTATCGCTGTAATCTTTGTATTGTCTCCCTGTAAGAAAGCCAAGTAGTCCGCATCACTTGCTGTTGCCTTCTTGCTAAATTTATACCCAACTATACCGATTGATATAGAAGTAAACTTAGAATATGAAGGAATACCCCAATTCTGTACCGGATGGGATGATGCCCATGCAGGTTCATACTTTGTTACTCCAACAAATTGTACAACATTAGTTGCTGCACCTTTACCACTTCGGAGTTGATTAACTCCATGTACGGATGTTGCTTCATCCAAGAAACGAATCAATCCGTTACCATAAGGTAACACATCCGGTGTAACCGGATTCAAAGACATATCAATCGTTCCTGCCTGCGTAATAGCAGGAATCCTGCCGTCAGCATTACGCATTAAGAAACCATTAGTACGCTCTGTACCTTTCCACGCCCTTACTCCCTGAACGGAGAGTAAATCACCTGTCCATACTGTATTCATTTTTTACCCCCCCTTAACTAAACATGTCGTCTGCAAGAAAACTTGCATCTACTTGACCATCCAGTAAAGGAAGTACGCCATCTGCGGTGTGGGTATCAACTTGTTTGTCGAGTCCGAGTACCTTCTTCACAGTCTCCTCTATCATTGGTGATAGACTATCCTTTACATTCTTGGTTATTGTCTCCCCAAGTTCTTTTAAGGAATCAGCAGTGATAACACCCGCATCTTTAGAAGCGGCAACTTTTTTGTCTTTGTCATCATCTTTATCGTCATCCTTATCTTTCTTGTCGTCTTTTTTGTCATCATCACCATCTTTAATTTTAGCAGTTCCAATTTCATCCTTGATACTATCAAGAACGGTTTGGAGTTGCTCAACTTTAGAATCTTGGCAACGAGCATAAAGAGCATCAAGCCCCTTGGCAACAGTGTCTTTACTTTTCAATACATCTTCGGATAACTGAAAACATTCAGTTATAGTGTCCATAAGGATAGTCTTTTCAGCACTGTCCTTCAAAGATGAGAGAAAAGAATTAACCTTGCCTACTTTTACCTTCTTTTCTTCTTCGGATAACTTGTCATACCCAACAAGACTGTCCATTACAAGAGATGATATTGTGTCTTGTTGTGTTGACTTATTAAACCCCGGAAGCAAAGATAAAATACTGTTTGTAATCGCCATACCTTTATCTCCTATAATATTCTCCGATTTTTTACCGGATATTAAACTATCGAGTACAGAAACAGTTTTACCGCCTCTCCCACGATGTGTTAATGCAAGCCCTTCTACCGCAACAATAGCTTCCATCGTGTAATCACTTTTGCCATCTGTTGACGGTACTACTCTACTATGATATTGTGCGCTTGTCTCCTTCGCACCACTGTTATAATAATCTACTCCTTCTTGCGTGTAAAAAGCTAACTCACCCTTTAACGCAACCTCTCCGGTATCAAGTGTTACAACATCTATTTGGCTGCCAACAACACCTTCCAATACCGCATTAACATTGCCTGTTATTACAGGCGGATGTTCTTTTGTTACGATAGCAAATTTAAAATGGTCTTTTGCCGATACAATAACTGATGCCGGTCTATACTCTGTATAAAATGCTTTTTTCTCTGCCGGTTCAATACCTCTGGCAATCATTTCATCATAAGCATAAGTATAAAAACCTGACCTTGCAAGTATCGCATCCTTAACAATAATAGCTGCACTGCTATTTACTTTTGACCTGTCAATTGTTATGTTCATTTTTTACCTGCCCTTGCCATCCTTGCACCACCTCTATTGCTGCCGATGGTCTCATGTTTCTTTTGCTCTAATGGGTCGCTATATGAATGTCCGCCACCTTTACCTGTTGATGACGAAGACGAAACCCCTGTCCCACTGCCACCCATACCCATTCCCATAGGCGCAGTTGCTTTAGCTTTTAAAACTTCTATTTCGGCTTCTAATTTTTCAAGTTCAAGTTTTCGTTTTTCTCTTTCAAACTCATCAAGTTCTCTCTGTCTATCCTTCAATTCCTGCATAAATGTTGCGCTAAGGTTAAACTCTTTATCTGAAAGCTGTTTAGCTTTCTCTACAGCCATATCAACAGGCATACCGGCAGCAACGTCATCAAATATTGATTGAGAAATATTCTTGCCTATTTCTGCTTTATCTTTTGCGTTAGTCAATTTCGGATTATCAAAATCAATTGATGTATATGGTAACGCTTTCATAACATCATTTGTAGCACCAAGACTATTTATAACAAAAATCATTGCAAGCTGTTTTAATTGAAAACCAACTTTTATATGTGTGTATCTAACATTCTCTGTTTGTTTCTCCCATGCACTATCAGATGTATCTCCACTGCTAAATGCGCCACGTTCTGATGACCAAATCAGTTCTTCGGGATAACGTGCTTTAGCTGCTGTATCTTGTCTTAGTAATCTGATGAGTTCAGGAACATGAGCAAAATCTCTATTTATAGCTTTCAAGTCACCAACAACATCCAAATTTACAATCGTGTCCGGGCCTGTCCCTCGATTACGTATTGTAGCTTCCGCAGCTTCGGAATCAAGCAGAGAAAGTCCTTCAATTGAACTCATACCACTGCTATCCCATACACGTGCGAGTAAAGACATTTGTTTAATCATAAACGGTACAGCAGCTATAACAGACTCATAATTCATTACGGATTCATACCAACCCGGTATATCACTGACTCCCCATCCAAGAGTAATCAATGTTCCCCAATAGCCTGCTGCCGGAGAAGTTATAACTCTTGAACATCTTTGACTTGAAAGAATACTGCCTAAAAAAGGCACAAAGTAGAAAGGTGGATTTTGAAAAGCATTATTAACAGGATTCCAGTCAGGAGTAAAAACTACATTCCAACGGTCTAAAGTTGTAAATCGTTCTATTGAATCTTTTTCTAAAATACCATATCGAAGTAATTGTGATACAGGCATCCACATTGTTGCAGGAGAATCCTTTTTAAATCGTGGAAAAATAATCGACCCGCCGAAAACAAGAGAATCTCTTATTGTTTCAGCTATCTTCATGTCAAAAGAAAGTCTCGTTATATCGTTTTGAACCCTGTCAAGCTGTTCGGGAGAAAGCTTTGGATTCTTAATTGAAATACCATTTAACAACGGAGAATGTGATTTTTTTTCAATAATCAACTCCGGGATGCCTTTTCCGCTATAGATAACCGCAGCCTCACCCGGAGCAATCCATAAAGGCTGCATACCAAATCCCATTGACATTCCCCAAGGAGAAGATGACATTGCAGGTGTAACATTTCGTTGAACTATATTATCTATGGTTTTTACAACAGTTCCTGCTCTATGATAAGCAGCAAGCATCCCACCAAGCGATGCTGCCCTTGTTCTTACATCATCTACGGTATCAAAATTTTTTACGTATAAATGCCAATTCTGTTTCATTTCAAATTCAGTTTCAGCGTTAATTGCAGTTAAAATGTGGTCAGGAAGGGACTTAAAGCTATTTGAAACAATAGAAGGATAAGAGTCCTTTATTACAGAGGAAACAGGGCTGCTGTTTATCATAGCCCAAATATTTGCTAATAATGTACTTGTTGGATTCATAGAAAACACTACAATTATATTTGTATAAAAAAGTCAAGCATTTTAATAAAAAGGTGATTGTCTTCCTGCTAAAACTTCTTGATTTATTGCAGCAGGAGAAAGCAGCGTGTAACCGCCTTTTTCAGATATAGCGTGAATATCAGTTACAGGTGCTTCTTCATCTTCCGCCTCATTCACCCATTGTTTAATCCTGCGTTCAACAGTCATCTTTCTTATATCTTTCATAGCAGGTTGGAATACTAAATAATAACATAACATCCTGATACAGTCTATGTCGTGTATTGGAGAACGCTGCCCAATTCCTTTAGGTATCTGTCCAGTTTTTGGGTCTCGCATTGCAAGCGCACAACCCTCTGCGCTCTCTTTTGCCAGTTCAGTAAATACAAGACGATTAGTATAGAGTAACTTATTAACAAGAAAAACAGTATCCTCAACATTTGGATTCTTAGTTTTAAATGCCCATGAGATGTTATTCCTTTTAAGCTCCATAGCAAAAGTAAGCACATCTTTATTAGAAGTAGCATCAGGTATAAATATAATTTTATTAAGTGGAAAGTCATGCCTGATAACCTGCGGGGCATCTAAAATTTGTTGAAACTCATATCGTTTTACTACAAAAATCGTATCTCCCTTAAAAACTGCAACGCAACCTCTAAAGAAACCCATGTTAAAGTCCTGCGACCAATACAAAGTTTCGTGAGCTTCTATCTGTCTGTCAAGTGGAATACGACTAAAATTATGCTCCCAGTCAAAATCAGGAAAAATCCTTCCGCTGCCAACAGGTAAAAACTCACCTTCCAAATAAACCTTAGCTTCCTGTTCGGTGTAAAAGCGGTATAGTGAATCCACATATCCTTCGGGATGCGACCAATTATCTTTAGTTTTTGCCTTAATCCGAACATATCCTGTCTGTTCCTTATCAAATTGTGTAACAACCCTGTATAATCCTCTTTGTCCTTGTGATGTAGATGCCAACTTGACAGCCGGTTGCCTGAAATTATCTATCCGCTGCCTTGTTCTTTCATTTACCGCCTTAACAGCTTCAAATGTCATATCAACTGCACTCGACATATTTACGCTGCCAAGGTCATCTATCTCATCACAATAACTCATACAAACGTCAAAACCAACTATACCACTGGGCCGAGTGAGGCTGACAAGAAAAATTTGCACATTGCCAACAAATAAAATATTATCTTTTTTGTCTAAAGTATATTTGGTTTTAGATGAATCAAGGTCAGACAAGATATATGATAGAGTAGTTTTCTTTAAATGCCCAAGCGAAACCCCGCCAAGTAAAAGACGTGGATTACGACCCTCTCTGTCCTTCTTGTCCTTTAATTGTTGTATATCAAACAGGATAGATGTGGCAATACTGGATGTTTTCCCTGCACCATAACCGGCAGTAAAAACATAAAATCTAATATCAGGGAAAAGATATGGAGCTTGCATGAATTGATTTTGGTGTGTAAAGAGAAATCGGTTGTTCATAGGTCAAGTACATCCTCAATAACTTCTTCGCCGTCTTCGTCTTTATAGCTTATTGTTTTATCTTTGATTTCCTTATCTGCTTTTTTCCTGCCTTTACTTTTATCTAAAGCCTTTTTAGCATCCGCCAACACATTCATTTCATCATTACTGCTTTGCAGCTTGGTATTTGCAACTCCCACATGTACTTCGGCATTTTTCATCTCCATAAATTCTTCGGGAGTAAGCGCAACATAAAACACATTTAGCGCATCAGCTTCTTCCAATTCCCCACTGCCTGTGGTTAAAGAGAGTAAATTTCTACGCATCTGCTGCGCTTGCATTTTAAGGCGGAGTATTTTGCTATAATCATCTCCGCCTTCCTCACCGACTCTTGTACTGTCAAAATCAGCAGTAGTTTCAAGGTCTTCGATTAAAGTTTCTATATCTTCGATTTCTTTTATATAATGTTCTGCAAATATTTTTCTTGATTTAGCCTTATAATCAGGATTTGATAAAATTAAAACTCTGTCTTTACCATGTATCTCACAAAAATCAAGCGCAAGTGAGTCATTTAATAATTTACGATATGCCTCTAAAACTTCATCAATCTGTTGTTCAATCATATACCTGTCTCTCTCCCTCTAACTGTTGCAGGATTTATCGCATTAAACGCCACCGACAACTGCTGCTTCCCGCCGACTGAAACAGTTTGAAAAGAAGTCTGCACAAACTGCGATTCAGCCTGTCCTGCTTGCATTATCTGATTCATCAAAAGCGGGGCCGGAATTTCACCTAACATCATCTCTGACCATTGTATTCCTTCATTTGGGTCAATTGGGTCTTGTCCTTTAGAACGAATAACAGCAAAACTAACTCTGTCAAGTTCCTCATCAAGCCATTCTTCCTCACTAAAAACCTCTATATCTTCAATCCAAGTAACACCTTCGCTATCAACATACGTTACAGGAAAAAAATCAAAAACACCTTCGACAAGCACGTCAACCGGGCCATAAGGCTGCATCATCGTTTGTTTATTACTAACTTTCACATCCATAGCTAATCTCCTTATTGAATAAACTCAGGTACTGCATTATTATCTCCCTTTAAATAATACGCACGTAATTTTTTCCATCGTTCTTTTTTTATCAATTTCATATCATCTGAATCAGCTCTGCCATTATTATACCAAATTACAGGATTTGCAGGGTCGCTCCAATCAGTTGGGGCAACAATTTCTCCCTTTGGTGTTCTTATATTAGTTGTATAAACAGGTGCAAACCATACAGGACAGGGTTTACCTGTAATATCGTAATGACGACAAACAGTTGCTTGTGGGTATATTTCAAGTAATTTTCTGACTAACTGATGAGATTTACGAAGTACATTTGTACTAAACTTGCCATAAACATTTTCATCCTTTTCATAATTATGCACATGTTCAATACCTATGCAATAAAGATTTGCCCTTGAAACACCGCTTATACTTCGAGGAAATAATGAAGTGCTAAGTCCCAATTCCGTTACACCTCTTGGAAATGGCAGATTATTATATGTCCCACCAACATGTGGTGCAAAACTATTCGGCTGCGGTGTACACATAACAACCTTGTCTTCGCCAACAATAAATTGCGTAAAGGCTTTATAGTGCCCCATTTCTGATGGAGTCATATCACCTGTCCGCCCACCCGGACTTTCCCACCAATTTTTTATGTCTAAAGCCTTTTGCCCTATACCATCTACATTATGAATTACAATAAACTTAATATCGCAAAGCTGTCTTGTAACAGAAATGGTCTCCCAATTGACATCCCGCATTGAATGGACTTCATAACCTTCCCATGTAGCCATTATTTACTTTGCCTGCACTCCAAATACCGATTATATGCTCTTAAATTTTCCCTGTCTATAACTCCATCCGGCGGAAAAAATTCTTTAGCACACTCCAAGTCTCTTTCTTTTTGCCTGATAAGTTTTATTGATTCAGCACATGGCGGATATACTGTACCTACAAAAGTGGATTCATTACCACCACCTTTACCGCCTAAAGTACGAAGTGTTGTCATATATACATCACATTCCATACTGATACCTGAATCAATCTTTTTGAAACTATTACAACCTGTACAGGAAAAGACTGTAAGTCCTATTGTTGCTATAAGCAGCAAAATAAATAAAATACTAAAAATCTTGTCTCTCATTTTTGTTCTCCTAAAGTTTTTTCTTCTTGCGGTTTATCATCGGGTGATTGTGTAAGCTCGACATTTGCAGGTGATAACCTTGCTTCAATATCTTTAAATTTTACGCTCTGCACCCTATCCCCTACAAGATTTGTTAAAATAATTAAAATTGCTCCTATTATAACTGTTAAACCTGTTTTACTTTCTGCCATTGCACCATTCATCAACATAGTGTCTATGGCTACCATAGTCCACATCCAAGAGATTATTGCTTTCCTGCTCTTCCATTCGGGCCTGAAATGTCCAAGTACAAACACAAAAGCAAGGCTAAAACAAAAAAAAAGAAATCTGATAAGATATTGTGTCCATTCTGTTGCGTGCGTAAAAACTTCCATATCTCACCTCTATATCTTTGAACTCTTTATCAAATAAGAAAATATTCCTATCAATGTTGCTGCGCTAACCGCAGCTAAAATCCTGATAAAATATTTCCAAAAGAAATCCGAACGTACATTATCTATTTTATCTTTTGTTTTTTTCAAATCTGCTTCTATTTGTAAAAGATATGTATTTTGACTTTCAACTTGTGCGTTAATCATTTCTTTTTGCTGCCTAATTTGTAAATCTACATTATCAAAACGACCTGTTAATATTTTAAGCACATCTTCAATTTTATAATAAACACCTTCAATTTCACGTTTATTATTGATGTCCATTGATTCTATTTTATCTAAAAACATTTCTTTAAGAAGATTCAACTCCCGATACATCGGGTGGTTCATATCGTATGTTCTGCGTTCATTATACTGGTCATCTGATGGCATATTTTTATTTCTCCTATAAGCCACTTATATAAAATAAGATAAATTGTCAAGTAAAATTTTTCCAAGTTAATAGGTGAGATTGGGTGGTTGATTAAAATGAATTTATTGATGCGTATAATTCAAATTGATGCAAATTGATTTTATTAATGCTAATTGATGTGTGCGAGTTTCGTAGGTGCGCTGGTGCGCAGAATCATCCGTTTTTCCCCCTCAAAAAAAATCGACGGTAAAAAATTTTAAAGGATATTTACCGTCGATATTTAATTATTTTAAGTATTCTTTATATTCATTATTGATTATATCTAATATTCTTCTATTCTTGCTATTAGATATAAATAATATTTTTTGTTTTAGCGTTATATTATCAATATCTTTATTTCTTGCATTAATAATATATTGCAATTCTTCAATTTCTTTTTGATACTCATTAACCGTTTTTAATTCTTCTATACAAGATATTTCTTTTAATTCTTCCAATTCAATTATTGCAATATCGTTGTATAATATCAATTCTACTTTTAAATTAGCTAATTCATCAAATTTAATATTATTTTCTTCTATACTCATTAAATATTTATTTTTTAATTCTACTACTATTTCTGTAAAATTAACTTGTCTATAACTCATTTTGCACCGCCTTTTATTTTTTTTATGGTATATATCATATTTTAACCATTATATATATCGGTATAAAAAGTCAATAAAAATTTGAAAAAATTTGAAAAAATTTAAAAAAAATTTACAAAAAAATTAAAAAAATTTCAAAAAATTTAAAAAAAATTATTGACAAAATATCCGATAATATATATGGTTAATTATTCACTTTTTAAACGTGAAAATAAAAAAATAAAAGGCGGTACAAAATGAGTATAAAAAAACTTGCGAACGGATACGTAATAAATAAAAAATACGTATCAAATGAAAAACTTTTAAGTATATTGTTTAAATACTTAAAATCAAAAAATATGGATATATACCATATAGAAAACTTATTAAAAAACTTAAAAAAGGCGGTGTAATATATGATATACGAAAATATTATTGACCTTTTAAAAAATCGAAAATCTTTTAATATTGATTTTCGATACGAAAAAAATAATATTATATCAATTCCAAATAAAGAAAAAAAATCTTTTTTTGAATTAGATATAAAGAATAATTTTAAATTAGATGAAATAGCAAGCGCTATAATTTTTAGTAATAGTAATAATTTAAAATTAGATGAATTATCAAAAAATAAAAAATGTTTTATTGCACTACAAAAAATTAAAAAGTTTAAAAAAGCATTATTAAACAACAATATAAATAATGCTTTACTAATTGATAATATGGTTAATAATTACATTTTTAACAAGTCAATAAAAGTAGAATTGAAAATGTATAAAAACAGTATATCAATTAACCAAGATAATAATGAATTGATAATTTTAGATAATCGAAAAAAACAAAATTATTTTGATTCATTGGTTAATGCAATAAAACAGAATAAAAAATTATTTGAATTGTTAAAAAATAATTGTAGTTATAAAGTTTTAGAGTATTACAAAATTAAAAATGCAAGTCAAATAATAAACTTTTTTAATGAGAATAGAAAATTATTTGAATAATTAAAAAGCAAAATAGACACAAAAAAAGGCGGTCAAAATTTGACCGCCTTTTTTATTTTTAGAAATTTTCTTTTTTAGTTTCATCGATAATTACAAGATTAATTTTATAGTCACTATACCGTGATTGTAAAGAATACCCTTTGTTTCGAAACTTTTTTGCTTCATTCTTTTTAAAATCTTGCAAATATAAATCTTGCTTAAATTTTTTACCATTTGGAAAAATTAACTCAACAACAACAATTGCTTCTTTTTTAATTTCTTTATTACTCATTATTATATACCGCCTTTTATTTTATTTTTTGAGATATATACTTAATAATCTCTAAAAATATAAATCTTTTTTGATTAAAAATAGAAAAAATTTTTTTAAAAATTTAAAAAAAATTTTAAAAATTTTTTAAAATTTTTTTCTAAAATCACAAAAAAAAGATTTATATTTTTAGAAAATCGTATTTTAATTTTTATAGTAATTATATATGTTTTATTTATATATAATTACATACTATATAATTATATAGTAATATACTATATAGTACCATACTATATATAGTATAATAATAAAACTATATATAATATTATATTACATATTGACTATACAAAATTGTATATTCAGTATAAACTATATATCCTTGAATATCCCATTTTTTATACATTATTTTTAAAAAATTACATTTAGGGGGAAATAATTATGAACAAATATGTACACAAAGTTACAATTACACTTGGGAATGTTTTATGTAACCAATTATTAAAACATTATAATATACCGTATAGAATAATTAAATCAAATAATAACGGTAGATTCCTATTTGATATTAGAGAAAAAATGCCATACAATCATATACTTAACAGTAATTTACAAGATTGTGATTCAATTACATTTGAGTATAACAAATCATTCGATTGTTGGAACAGACCTATTATAACTAATGGGATATAATACCATATATACTTAATAATACCAATGACATTATATCTATATTATTTTTATACCGACAATATCATACTATACTAATTATAATTATTTATGTCGGTTATATTATTAAGTATATTTACCACCTTTTATTTCCCTATATTATTTACCCTTTCCACAAATTGATATTCCCTACACCGATTATCGGTGTAGGGAATAGGGTAAAATTTCAGCAGGGAAATTACAGACAGGAATTGTACAGGAAAATTAGTGGAACAGGTCAGCAGGAACAGCTTTTGGAGCGGGATTTTCGTGGAGACATAAACCTATTCCTAAGTAAACGTGAATAGGTTTTTTTCGGGGGGTAAAAACAAACACTTATAAAATGTCTATAAAAATTTTTCTGTACCAATTAAACCGATTAAACCGATTTACCTATTATACAAATTTATATATTATTGTTTTATTTAAAAATAATATCTAAATTTTTTTAAATTTTTTCTTGACATTAAATAATATTAAAGTATAGTGGTTATAATTCAAGTTTCAAACCACTTTTATTCTTATCTATACAAATTAAAATACCAAAATAACCCTAAGAACTAAGCAAGATTAAATAAAGGGAAAATATTCATCAATTTTTAAAAATGATTACTTAGGAATAGGTTTATGTCACTACTATTCAAATTTGAAAAAACACCAAACTTTGGTGTTTAATAATTTATAAGGATGGTAAATAATGCAAATAGAAAGAACACCAAACGGATATTGGAATTGTTACACATTACATCCATTAGTAGGATGGATTCAACATTTGTACATAGGTTATTCAAAGTCTTATGCTATTAAATTGTTTCGCAGGGAAATAAGACAGGCAGTAAAATATGAGAAAGAGAGGTTACTTAAATGAATAAAAGAAAATCACACGCATTTGGTAAGGATATTTACTTATTAGGTAAAGACAGTGATGATACATTGTATTGGCTTGAACAGGGTAAATGGGATTGTAATTGGTATTGGGGATGTGGTTATGTTGAAACATATACCAATAATAAAAATCCAGAAAAAGCAAAAGATATATCAAGTCATTATCATTTTGATGGCTTGTTTTTTAAGCAGTCAAAAATAAATGGTTATGATGCTTTCAGGGAATTTTTTGTCAGCACTCCATTAAACGATAAAGAGATATGGGAACTGCTTGATTTAATGAAATGTATTTATTCGTTTAAGGAATTGGCTGAAATAATACATAGAGGTAGTTCAAATTATACAACACCGATTGTTGATGTACAAAATAAAATCAAGAATGAAGAAGTTTATAAATGGATTAACTTTGATGTCATACCGTTTTTATTGAACAGGGTTTATATACTATTAAGTCCAAGTGAGGTAAAAGATGAAAAATAAATTAAGGCAGCTTAAATTTAAGTTGATACGGTTATTTAACCGTATCGACCCAAGACCTAAATATTTAATAATTAAACAGGTAAACCCACAAAACCAAATGTGGCAATGGGAATTATGTGACTATGAAGATGTGTCAATCTTTGGTAATAGAGATTACAAAGGATATAAAACATATTTATTAAAACGTATTTTAGATTTTATGGATGGTCAATGGGAAGAAGATATGCACTATACGGATTATGTTTATTATTTGAATGATAATAAACCATTAAATATCAGGCAATTATCATTTATCTTATCAGCTATGAGAAAATATTGTAAAGGGCTATCTCATTATGGTACAAGATATTATGCAAGAGATAATGACCACGATTGCATAGTAGCTATTGCAAATGCTTTAACAAGTAGAGAATGGGAGATACAGCAAATATCAGGATATAGTCAAGGTGATTGGCAATATTGTATGTATCCACTTGATATGTATAAAGATGCAAAAGATATTGAAGATGCTTATTTCAGTCTTGGTACAGAATGGATGATTGGAGATGTTACAAGAAAGGAAATACTTTGTAGTGATTTTAGTTGTGACTTTGTAGATTATCAACCGTCATATATGGATGACGATGAGTTTATGAAATATGTAAGTGAACAAACAGGTGTAAAAGTAGAAAACATAACTGTTTATGAATATGACGGAGAGATTAGAAAAACTAAATATAAAAGGAGAGTAGCTTAAATGGTTAAAGTAGGATATAAGGTCGCTAAAAAATATTTAAAACATATTCCTGCACAGGGTATTCACGCATTGAATACAATAGGATGTGAACATTATTGGATGGATGGGTTAAATAAGAAAACAGGTGATTGGTATAGAGGCGGATGGTGGCACTCATTAAAGACTGATTGTGATGCTTGTATAGATTTAACTGATATGACTTGGGCTTATGTAAGTCCAAATATATAGGGAGAAACGTATGAAAAAAACAAAATTAGTATGTGAGCAATGTGGCAGCAGTAAAGTATCAGTATTGGCATGGGTTGACGCCAATACTGATAAAATAACCGGTGAATATGAGCAAGACGGTAAAGGTTATTGTGACAAATGTAATGACAGCGTTTATCTTACAAGTATATCAGAATACAGGAGAAGAAGAAATGAAAGACAAGGAACTTAGAATAGTATATTTAACAAGAACTTGCGATGATGAACAATTACTTGTCGGTGTGTTTGACAGTGATAAGGAAGTTGGTAAAGCGATGCTGCATATTCAAGAGGTATTAGGTAAAGAAGAACTTGAATATGAGATAATTGAAACACCACTTAATAAAAATTGGATTGTAGAAGAAGACAAGGAAGGTGATTGATATGTTAAATTTTGATGCTTGGAATTTTTATGTTTGTGATGCCAGCCAAACTAATATAAGACAAAATGATACACATAATATATGGGGTGGTTGGACAATAGGATATGGTACAGAAGGTTATGGGATTGAACTTCAACCATACGATATGTTTGAGACTGCGGTAAATACTGCGATAGAATTTGCAGCACAGGATAAAAAGAATGATGGTAATAAAGGAACACTTGATTACTATTTATTCTTTAATCCATTGTATATTAAGTCCGCAGATTGCTTTGTTATTATAAACAGGAAGAAACAGGTTGTTGGTATCTATCCTGCAAATTTTCTTAGAGAGGAAAAAATATGAAAAGGAAATTGATATTTGAAGTAACTGTTATTTGTGATAAGAGTGTAGACAAATATCATCTTATTTCAGAGCTACAGGGATTAAGACAGGATTTAGATGACACAAAAGTTATAGTAGAATTAAAAAGTGAGGGGGTTATAGATGGTGACTGAAAAAGATATAAAGGAATTTTTTAGTAATCCAAATAATGTTGTTAGGATGAATCCTGATGATGTCAGGCAAATATTTAATATAATCATTGAACAGCAAGGAGATATTTTAACTCCGTATGAGTTTAAAACTTTGGAGACAGAATTAAAGGTTAAGGTAATTAGTAAGAAAAGAAAAATCATTACATATCATTGGGTAGAGATGCGTAAAATTGAAGTGCCTTTTGATTGTCCTGACAATGATATATCCGCAATGACAGAATGGATAAATGAATATGTGGATAAGGATTTTTGGGGTGGAGAAGGTACAGGCTATTGTCCTGATGTTGCAAAAGAATTTGAAGTATATATGTCAAAATCCGATACAAGAGATTGGGAAATTGTAGATGTGGATGAGGTGAAATAATGGCTTGTATGAATGAAAGTCCAAAAATATGTTTTAAGTGTAGTAACTCAACAAGGTTTACTAATTGTATAATGGAAAATGTAAGTTTTGAAAACTACACAATCGAAAAAAGAATGTTTGTGGAACTTGCGATTATGTGTTTTGGTAAACTTATTTACTTAAAGGAAAAAGATAAAGCACCAATAAATTTTAGTGATAGTGATACAATAAATATTACACCAGAAGGGTTATTACAATGAATGAACAAAAAGTATGCAGTCATTGCGGTAAAACAAAACCTTTAAGTGAATATAACAAGCGTTATGACCGTACCGACAAGTTACAGCCGTTCTGTCGCACATGCGATAATATAAAATCCAAAAAGGATTATGATGAGAATAAAGAACAGCGAAAACGTAAACGTTGGAAATGGATAACGGAAAACAGGGGGAAATTTAATGAGATAGCAAGAAAGTATCAGGCAGCGGGCAGGGGGATTCTCTCTCCTGCCCATATTGCTGCAATGGACAAAGCCCTTGAAATCACTAAAAAAGGTCAGGGTATTTTAACAAGAGTTGGGACTTTAAATTTATATGTTTATTATGATGGTAAGTATAATTTTTCCTATGATGGCGAATTATTGGCTTTTATGAAAGAAGATTTTACCGCTCTTGTAATAATGCAAAATGAACACAAGTATAACAAAAAGTATCTTAATAGAATTAAAGCATATTTTTCACAAATAAAAATAAAAGGAGAAATTAAAAATGGATGAGGCAACAAAAGAAAGAATAAAGGATATTGATAAAAAATATCGAAAAATATTTTATAAGAAGGCATCTGTATATATAGTTGATGATGTAATTTACTTAAAATCTTATAGCACAGTTGTAGCAAGTATTAAAGACAGAAAATTTAGAAGACATTGGGGTTATTGGAGTGCTACTACGCAACGGCATGTTAATGAGTTTTTAAAGGACTTTGCATACAATCTTGATGAAGATGTAAAAGTCGGGAAGGCTGCTTGGATTAAAATGGCGGTGTGCTATGAATAAAACAAATGAACTTGCACAACCACAACTGCCTGACATTATCAATGAGGCATTTAAAACTTTAATACCACCAAAAGGAGAAAGAAATGGCAATACCACGCACATTAAAGAAAATAGATAAAGACGATGCACTTAAAATTATAGATAAGCATATTGACGCAGGGACAGGTAAATGGGAGTTTCTTGGCGGAGATTTTGTTTATCGAACAGGTAATAGATTGTATCTCATTAGAGAAACATGGGGACATTATGAAACTGGGTTGGTATCACAATGAGTATAACATGTGATAGATGTAACAGAAAAATGCAGGATGATTGGACACTTGATACAAATAAAGAATTATATGGCGGAGTATGTGAGAATTGCGAAGATACAATTTGTGGAGAATGTGCAGGTGTTTGGATTGAAGGTGTCTGCCTTAAATGCGCAAACGAAATAGTTACAAAATATATGAATGGCGAATTTATAGAACCATAAAAATAAGGAGAAATATAAATGAGTTTAAAAGTTATTACAAAAGAAGAATTAAATAATCGTGCGCCGTCAGTATTTGGTTCACCTGTTGGCAGAGCTAAAAGCTATACAGGTATCAATACAGGCAAAATAGTGGATGTATTTGAAAATGCCGGTTGGAGTCCTGTTCAAGCATATCAATCAAGTCCACGAAAAGGAAGTAAAATAGGACTTAGAGAACGTAAGCATTTACTTAAATTTGCACCAAGTAATACAGAAACAGCAGGAGTTATACTCGGTAAGAAAGATACCTCTGTATTAGTGCCAAATTTAGTCTTGACCAATTCTCACGATGGAACATCTTCCGTACAGTTACAAGCAGGGATATTTCGTGTTGTGTGTTCAAATGGACTTATGGTATGCGATAAAGATATGGGTATGGTAAGACTGCGCCATAGCGGTAATCCTGATGCAATTTATGAGGCTATATTTCAAGTTGAAAGAACATTTAGTGATGTATGGTCGAAGATTGACGAGTATCAATCAATCAATCTTAATGTGGGTCAGCGTTTGGACTTTGCAGTCAGAGCAGCCGAGCTACGTTTTGGGCATGGCAATTCTCCTGTTGCTGAACAGCAGTTTTACAAACCTAACAGAGAAAGTGATGAAGATTTTTCTCTGTGGAATACTTTTAATGTCTTGCAAGAAAATTTGATGAAAGGCGGGATTGATTACCAGACAAGAAACGGTAAGCATAGGAAGACTAAGGCAATACGTAATGATATACGTAACGCACGTTTCAATACTATGCTATGGGCGATGATGGAGAATTTTAGAAGTAATAAAAGTTTTGCAATATGATAAAATAATATGCCCCCGAAAGGGGACAAGAAGTTAATATGATAAAATCAGTTTATCGTGGATTTTGTGATGGTTGCCATAGACCGCTTATGGGTAGCCTTGTTTATTTATTTGATGGTCAACATAATAACAAGTACAGTGAGGGAACATGGACATAAAAAGAATAATCAGTGATTTAGATAATCAAGATATAGACGCATTGGTTTATTTGGCAGTTAGACATAGTGATACTGTATCTACTGATGCAGCTATTGTTATAGCAGCGATGCACAATAAATGGAAAGAATGTGAAAAAGATTATGAAAAAGAAAGAGATGCGCATGAGGATTATGAGAGGTCATGGGAAGATACGGATAAGTTGTTAGTTGAAACACTTGATTTTATTGACACATGGTTAAAGAAAAAGAATCCTGTTGGCAAGAAAACAGATTTAAGAATATTTGAAAAAGAAATGAGAGAAAAGAGGAATACAATATGAATCTATTAAAGGAAACTTTAGAGATATTGGCAAAGAATAATAAAACACCAAAAGATGTTTTATGGATAGGTAGTAAAGATGGGTATTCTACATGGGAGAATTTTGAACGTCTTGCAGATACAATATATTCAAGTGGCTATGGTAGTATAGAAGTAGCGGAAGACCTTGTTATAGTAGGTAAAGATTGGTGGTTAGAGCGTGGTGAGTATGATGGCTCTGAATGGTGGGAGTTTAAAAGAAAACCAAAGCAGCCAAAGACTTTAAGACGCATAAATAAATTGTTTTTAGAAAAATTTGAAAGTAGTTTAGCAGAACTTAATGATTGGGTTGAAAAAGATGACTGATGAAGAAAGATTGTTAAATGAAAAAACATTTGAAGTATTAAAGAATTTTTTCAGGGATTATATGTATGGTAAAGTTCCTGATGAAGTTATGGAAATGACCCATATTTTTCAACGATGGATTAGAGAAAATTGGAGTCATTGGTCAAATAGAAATTTTACAATCGAAGGACTTTTTACTGCTTTTATCAGTGGTTATTTTTTGTGCCAAAGACATATAATGGAAGAATTTGATAGAAAAATTGAAAAAAATTAAAAAATATTTGACAATTTTTAAAAAATTTTTAAAATAGCAAATAGAATTTGAAGGAGAAATTTTATGAGAGTTATAGAGCCATCGTTTCATATTGAAACGGATTTAGCTTTATTGTCCATGTATATGTTAGGGCAAATAGAAAAAGCAGGAAGAACTTGTTACAAGAGTGAGGCAGCTATTACACCTGATAGCTGCCTTAAATTTGTAGAGATGATAATTAAGAATGGTCATCATTCGGTATTAGAGCATCAATCTATTACAGTACGTATTATATGTGATAGAGGAGTGTCACACGAAATAGTACGGCACAGAATAGCAGCTTACAGTCAAGAGTCCACACGATATTGTAATTACACACAGGATAAGTTTCACAACGAAATAACATTTATCAAACCATTCTTTTGGAAAGAAGATAGTGCGCAATATTTGGTATGGGAAACACTAATGAGAAATGCAGAATTAGCGTATAATACTTTAATCAA